TTAGCTTTATTATCAAAATCGTTTTTGGGTATTTTTCCGCTTGTTACTGTTAAATCAGCAAGAGTTAAACCACCGGAATTTACTTTATCAATAACGTTATTTTTTAAAAATGGATCGTGCTCAGAATGTGCACTGTGGTTTTGTGTTCCATTTGGGATACTTCCTTTTTTAGTATCTACTTTTTCTGTACCACCTTGAGATTGACCAGGAAGAGGATCACCAGCTTTACCAAAGCTACCCCAAACAACAGGATACTGTTGATCGCGATCCATCCAAAAACCCATAACCTTTGAATGTTTCATTAATCCTAATGGTGCAGTTCCTACTTTACCATAAGCAGCAGAAGTTACTGGTTGAAGAGGAAGCGCCCATGGAAGATCAGCGTCTGGGATATTTTTTGTATCATCATGACGACCATATACTCTGACCTGAACACGACCAGATTGATCAGGGTCTTTTACATTGACTACTTCGCCAATCCACCAAGAAATACTATTACCTAAATCGCGCTCTGTCATACGCCCTCTTCCAAGCTGCCTTTAACTAATTCTATTATACAAGTATAACGTGGACGCTCTGCAGCTCCACCTATTTTATGATGTAATCTGGTAATTAAAAAATTACCAGATAAAAGTTTATCATTTTGTTTGTTTTCTGTTGTTCCAGATTTAACAGGTATGTTTGCTTTAACCATACTACCAGCTGTTAACTTAGCATCACCAGGAACACGAATTTTCATAGCATTTTGCATCAATAAAGCTAGATATGATCTTTGTTCAGCAGTGCTTTCAGCGATATGAGTATATTCTCTGTTACCGGAACTACCATCGATGGGTATAATAGTCAATGGTGGATGTTCTGGATGAAAGTATTTATTTTTGAAGTCAGAAGAGTCATATCCACCAGTACCACCTGATTTAAATGTTTTCGGATCAGGTGTTGTATCCTTAGATTCGTATTTATGAGTTCTTGTATTGAATGTCGCTACTCTTTGTTTACCACCATAAGTCAAACGATCTTTAGTTGATAGTTGCTTTGGTACTTCATATGCCATGATGTTATTATCTGTTTGTCTTTTAACGTCGTTACCAACAGTATCTGACTGAAAAAATTCTTTAATAGGTGAACCTTCAAAAAGCTTTTCAATAGTGCAAAACTTGAATATTTGATTACCGCCATTACGTGTTTCAAAAAACACATACGAACCAGTTTTATGACTAGAAGATACAGCACGACGACGAAGGAAGTCAATTGCTTTAAATGCATTATAATGCGGAGCAATAGGGCTTTGTGGTCCTTTAGTTTCTTCTTTATCAACTGTTTTACTGCTCTTAAGATAATTTTTTACGATGTCTTCTATACTCGCATCAATTTGTTTTGATTTAAAACTTTTTTGAACGTGGTGGTGATCATAAAATGCTTCTTCAGAAACACATTTAAGTATATACTGTTTTGATTTTTGTGCGCCAGTAGAAGCTCTAACATCATCCAATGAATCTAATACAAACTTGTATGATGCTTGCTCACCACCGGGAGCTTTAAATTGAAATTCAATTTTTTCATCACCAACTATTTTTATTCTACCTAGCTGATCGTTTGTGTCAAGAACAACAATATCAGCAACCATACAAGGCACAAAAATGCTTTCGTAAACAGATGCTGATACGAATGATTTTTCTAATGTTAATGATCCTCTAGCTGACGATAGCGTTAGCTTATCAACAAAAATATCGCCTGGATTATAACCGTCACCTGCCATATTACTTCAACAAATTCTTTAAATTGATTGCCATTTGTGGTGCATAAGATGAATTTAATACTCTTATCGATTTATTTTTTTCGTTTAATTCATTCTCGTAATCATAAATGTATACTGGTGACCAATATTCAATTTCGTCAATAGATATAAGTCTATCTAATATTGGATCACCGTTTTCTTCATACCCTCTACCTTTATCTATAAGGAATGCAGAGCCAGAAATAATACCAGTAACTGCTTTACTCTTTAAACCAGTTATTGTAGAAATAGGATCATTTAAATCAAACATTAATGTACCATCTGTTCCTGGTATTACGAATCCACTAGTGTGCTGAACGATTACTGTTGTATCAGTAAATCCTGCCACTTGTCCTTTACCAGAATGCATTTCTGAATCATTAAAATCTATATTTACAATTTCGTCTTTTATAAAGTTAGCTCCATTAATTACGTTATATGTAACGATATTATTTGTCGCAACGATCCAATCTTGCTGAACTCTTTGATAATATATTGGTTTAAATGATCCGTTATAAACTGGTTCCCAATATTTTAAAAGTGTAGGTGAATTTACTATCAATGCCTCATAATCAGATGTTGATAAGTTATTGGAACCATACCAGTTATTTCTATAAAATTTAATTTTTTGAGTCAATTCATATATCGTTTCAACATTATATTTTTTAAGTAAATATTGCTCTAATTCTTCTGTACTCAAATACCAATCATAATATGGATCGATTACGCCATTCGACATATAAACAACCCAACTCATATACTCATCATTATAATAGCTATCTGATAGCTGGTCTGGTCTTTGATTGTTGCTAATATCAAAGGGATAAAATAAATACGGATTTTGCATAACGTTTGTTAGCATAGTAGTTCGTTGCAATAAATTTACTGCTAATTTATCTCTATACAATATTCTATTAAACTTTTCGAAATATTTTTCCGCCATTAAATTTGTCTCGATAAGTTAGATGCACTATAAAAATCATCGACATCATCTTGTAGCCAGTATTCAATTTCTTTTAAATTTACTGATAATTGAATTTCTGTTGGTGCATTTGAATTTTTAAAAAATGATGGACCTGCATTTGGAGCAAAATTTACTGACATCGATTCAACAACGCAAGGTTTAAATTTATAAAGAAAATTTTCGTTTGGAAATAAATTAATTTCTACAATATCAGGGTATGTTAACAATGTACCACCAGTTGAAGGTGCTATAGCAGGTAGCATATGTCTACGAAACATACTGATAATATCTCTTAATTTTTCAGATTCTGGTACATTATTTGGCGAAAGCTTCCAAGAAAATGTATGTGTTTTAAATGCTGGGCTTTTAAATAAAAGAGTCAAAAATGGATTTTGAGCAACGCCAGCCATTTGTAAAACTTGATCGATTGGTATGCCTGTAGTACTTGCTGCCTTATCAGCTTGATTTAAAGCAAGACCAGCAGCAGCAGGAGCAAGCATAGTACTAGCAACACCTATCGCACCTTCAATACCGCCAGCATTATTATTTAATCCTTTTAATGCACTTTCAATACCTGCACCAACTAAAGCATTATTACTTGAATCTGAATCACCCCATGATACAGCTTGTGTATCAGTAAGATTATTTGGTATTGGTAAAATAAGAGAAGCGCCTGTTGGTGTGAATGCAGTACGTTCGAAAATTGATCGTCTTCTGTATTTTGAAAAACGAAAAGACATATAATAATTTCGATTTGATTCTGGAGCTATCAAATCCGTAGGGAATGTAATACTTCCTTCATTTCTGACAGATGATGTTGGTCCGTTTATTCCAGTAGAAGCTCTGTAAGCTATATACCCAGTTACAGCAGCGCCGATGCCTTGTACTAAACCGCCTACGGTTACTCCGCCAGCAATTTGTCTAGAAAGAAAAGGTGTAGGAGCATCAGCCATTATTTTTACCCTAAATAATTATTTATATCGTATTGAGAATATTTATGGCGTATAAAGGCTATTTCAAACCTATCAACCCTCAAAAATACAAGGGTAATCCCTCTAACATTATTTATAGGTCTGGATGGGAGCTTAAATTAATGGCTTATCTAGACAAACATCCAGATGTTATTCAGTGGTCAAGCGAAGAGGTTATAATCCCTTACCGTTCTCCAATTGATGGTAGGATACATAGATACTTCCCTGATTTTTATGTCAAAAAGAAAAACATAGATGGTTCAATAGAAACATCGTTGATAGAAGTTAAACCAGCAGCTCAAACCAAACCACCTATTAAAAAAACAAAAATAACAAGACAGTATATTAACGAGGTTACGACTTGGGGTGTTAATGAAGCTAAGTGGAAAGCTGCGAAAGAATATTGTGATGATAGAAAATGGTCATTTCTTATCTTTACCGAAAAAGAACTAAATATAAAGTTCTAGGAGTAATTATGGCATATATTTTTCAAACGATTTCAAATAAAGGTGTAGCGCAAGGCATTACACCTAATTCTACTGCTGAGGCTCGTTCTTGGTATAGAAATGCTGCGCAAAAAGTAACTAATGTAAGCGCCCCTCGTTTGTTAACAGACAGAGCTAATATCAAAACAAAAATCACACAACAAGATATCGGTAAAATGTATATGTTCTTTTATGATGCTCTTCACAAAGATACATTGCCATATTTTGATATGTTTCCTTTGGTGTTTCCAATCGGTTTCAAAGAAGGTGGATTTTTAGGAATCAATTTACATTATCTATCGCCAGTTCTTCGTGCGCGATTGATGGATGCTTTGTATAGTACCGCAAACAATACTAAATATGATGATACGACAAAATTAAAAATATCGTATCAGCTATTAAATAAAGCTTCAAAATTTAAATATTTTTCGCCATGCGTTAAACATTATCTTTGGGAACAGGTTGTTGGGCAGTATTTAAATGTTGAAGTTCAAAATTGGGATACAGCATTGATGCTACCTACAGAAAGATTTGCAGGCAAAGGCGCGACTAAACAAAAAGTTTGGTCGGATTCTGCTAAGAAAGTATAATAAATGGCATATAACATATCAGATTTTCTTCAGTCTATTGATGTTGCAGGTGTTCTTCATACAAACAAGTTTGAATTAAATTTTATTTCACCAAATATTATGTTAGGCGTTTCAGTTTCTAGTCCAGGCAGTACTGTTACTAGTAATGATATTGAAAGCATTGTTAGATTCAGAGCAGAAAGTGTTAGAGTTCCTGGTGTATTATTAGAAACAGCTGATGTGAATCGATATGGTGTTGGTGTCAGACAAAAAATGCCATATAATGCTATGTTTACTGACACTTCTGTTTCTTTCATTTCAGATAAAGATGGCGATATATATCGTTATTTTTATACTTGGATTAATTCCATATTCGATTTTGGTGGCATTTCTAGAAATGGAGGAGGAAGACCTCCACAATATGCAACCGAATATAAAGATGACTACACAACCGATTTAAGAATATTGATTTATAATACAACTGGCGCTGTAGTACAAAGTGTGATATTACGCAAAGCTTTTCCTGTTTCATTTAATGAAATTAATTTAGGATGGTCGCAACAAAACGAATTAGTTAAAATCAATGTAATGTTTTCTTTCCGTGATTGGACTCTTGAAGACGTAACGAATTCTAGACAATTCGTTCAACAAACTTTACCAGTTACTCCTGGTTATACAACTGTTGTACCTACTCAACCTCCTATTGCTACAAAACCAAACCCAACACCACCATCATCATTGCCTTCTGATCTTCAAAGTCCATATAAAACAAACACTGCGGAACAATTACTAGCGAAATAACAACTGGAGTATATAATGTCACTACCGAAAATTAATTATCCTACATTTACTGTCGAAATTCCTTCTACAAAAAAGAAAACAACTTTTAGACCATTCCTTGTGAAGGAAGAGAAAATTCTTTTGATGGCAAAGGCATCTGAAGATGAAACCGATATCCTTTTGGCAATCAAACAAATTGTTAATAACTGTTCACTAGACGATAAGTTTGATGTTAACGGTTTATCAATATTTGATTTGGAATATTGTTTTATAAAAATTAGAGCAGCGTCTGTATCTGATATTATTTCTGTATCATATAATGATTATGAAGATAAACAAAATTACACTTTTGAAATCAATATTAATGACGTAAAGGTTATCTTCCCACCAGAAGTTAATAAAAACATTAAAATTACACCAACAACTGGTATCGTATTGAAGTATCCATTGGTATCATTGTATGAAGATAAAGAGTTCCTTGAAGCTGGTGAAGAAACCTTTTTCCAATTGATCGTTCGTTGTATCGACAAAATTTATGAAGATGATAAAATGCTCGATGCTAAAAATTATAATTTTAAAGAACTAACTGAATTTTTAGAAAATTTAGATGTTAAAACATTCGAGTCGATTCAGCAGTTTATGATTAATCAGCCTTCTCTTTTATATACTATCGAATATAAAAATAGTTTGGGAAATGACAGAAAAATTGAATTGAAGTCGTTGACTGATTTTTTTACGTTTCGCTGAATCATAATACGTTAGAGAATTATTATAAAACGATATTCTCTTTGGTTCAGCATCATAAATATTCAATAACAGAAGTTGAAAACCTTATACCATTCGAACGTGACCTATATGTTGAAATGTTAATGCAATTCCTCGAACAACTAGAAGAACAACAGAGGTTACAAAATGGCTAAATTCGGTAAATCAATTATATCTGACGATGATGTAGCACCAGCACCAGTAGCAGCTACTCCTCAACCTGCTCCAACCCCACCACCTGCTCCACAAACAGCTCCGCAGGTTACAGTTGTTGATGTCAATAATAGCGGTCAATCTTCTGTTATGGCACAGCAAACTGTTCAGATGGCATCTGTTCAGGCAACAGCTCAGGCTGATGCTTCTGTTGGTTTAGCTTCTGTAGCTCTTGATAAAGAGATTGTTGAAAATCAATTACAGAAGCAAGATGAACATTGGATGAAATCTATGTGGAGACCAGCAATGGGTTGGCTCTATATGGTTATTTGTTTTATGGATTTCGTAGCGTTTCCTGCCATTGCAATGTTTATGCCATTACTATTAAAAGGTGCTGGAATTCAAATGCAGTATGTTGCATGGCAATCACTAACATTATCTAATGGTGGTTTAATTCATATGGCATTCGGTGCAATTCTTGGTGTTGCTGCTTACGGTAGAACGCAAGAAAAAGTGGCTAGCAAGCAATAATGGCAAGAAAACCAACCAAGCCACCTCAAACAGCATCAGTGGGTGAAATACCATCAGAAATGATGACACCTGCTATTAGAGCACAAATAGAAGCAGCTAAGGCGCAAATCGAAGCTGCGAATGCTTCTGCCGCTGCAGCAGAAAGTTTTAAAGATAGAGCAAAAGATATATCTGCTAAAGACTTTGAAAAAATGTTTCCTGGTCTTGCCAAATTTATTGAAGCAGCAAATAAAGGTAAAGACAGCGACGATAATAAAAATGCAGCTGAGACTAATATAAGATTAGATGAAGTTGCTGAACGTGTTAATATAAGCAACCAAAAACTTGATGATTTAATTCTTGGTCAAAGTTTAGCTAATAAGCATCTTGGCGAGATGCTTAAATTAATGAAAGATAGTAAAGGTAAACCTGGCGGTGGAGGTGGACCTAGTCTTGCTGATTTACTAGATTTAATTCCTGGAAAACAAACTATAGGTAAAGCATTAAGTGGTGCACGTGGTTTGTTAGGAAGAGCTTTGCCATTTGCCGCTCGTGCTACACCTTATGCTTTAGCTGGAACTGCTTTATATCAAGAAGGAAAATTTCTTAAGGATAGAATTGGAGAATATTCCAATATACCCAATAGATCTGATATTAAAGAACTTGATAAATCATCCACTGGACCTGATGGTAAACCATTATCAGACGCAGAAATGCGTGAAAAAGCAGCAGTCACAAGTGGAAATAGACTTGCTGGAAAAGATACAGGTGCCTTGGGTATTCAAGGCGCAATTGTTAATCCTGCAGATGCTTTGAAGAGATTTAATTTAAAACCAAGCGATATTAAACAAAGACAAGGTAATATATGGACGCTTAAAAATGGTACTGTTATTGATGTATCTAAAGATCCTGGGCAATCTGCTGCAATTCAAGATTTAGCTGCTAAATCAAAAGAAGCAGCTGCAGCTCCTGTAGCAAAACCTACAGCAGCATCATCTACACCTTCTGCTGGTGTTGTTAAAGGTGATCGTGGAACAACTGGCGCTTCTCCAGGAGATTTCGGTTCACAAAAAACATCAACTGGTACTGGTGATAATACTGCTGGAACAAATTCTGTTGATGTCATCTTAGGTACAATACGTTCACGTGAATCCGGCTTCGGAAATCCAGCGGGTGACTACACAATAAAATCAACATATTCAACTGCATCTGGTGCCTACCAATTTACTGATGGAACATGGGGACAACAAGCGAAAAAAGCAGGAGTGGATACATCTCAATATCCTCG